CTCTAATACCCAAGTCCAATATAACTCTAGCGGTTCATTGGCTGGTTCTGCCAACATGACCTTTAGCGGAACAGCTTTAACTTTAGCTAATGATGCTTCTATATCAGGTCTTACTGTTGGTAAGGGTAGCGGTGCTATATCTACTAATACTACAGTAGGTAGAACTGCTGGAAATACAAATACAACAGGCTCGGAAAATACATTTATTGGCGACAGGGCTGGCTATACAAATGCTACTGGCATAAGAAACACAGTATTAGGTTCACAAGCACTTTATTCAGCAGAAGCAAACAATAATACTGCTATTGGTTGGGCTTCTTTAAATGCAACTACATCAGGCGGTTCTAATACAGCAGTAGGTCAAGGTTCTTTACAATCAAACACCACCGCTTCAAACAACACCGCAGTAGGTTATCAAGCTGGGTATAGTAATACTACTGGTACATCATTAACTATTGTTGGTTATCAAGCTGGGTATAGTAGTACCACAGCACCAAATAATACAGTAGTCGGTTATCAAGCTAACTATGGCAATCAAACTGGGCAACTAAATTGTGCTTTTGGTTATCAAGCCGCTTATGGTTCTGCATCATCTACTGGTGTAGAAAATATTGCTATTGGGTATAGGGCTTTATATAACTATACAACTGGCGGTTATAATGTGGCTGTAGGTGACCAAGCACTCCAAGCAAACACCACCGCATCTGACAACACAGCCGTAGGTTACCAAGCCGCTTATAGTAATACTACAGGAACAGTCATTACTGCTTTTGGTAAGTCAGCTTTGTTTTCAAATACTACAGGTTTAACTAATAATGCTTTTGGTAATGCTGCGTTATATTCAAATACAACAGGTGGATACAATTGTGCTTTTGGTGAAGCAACTTTATACCCAAACACCACAGGTTCTAATAATGTGGCTATTGGGCATAACGCTTTACGATTAAACACCACCGCATCCAACAACACAGCAGTTGGTTATCAAGCTGGTTATAGTAATACTACAGCAAGCCACAATGTGTTTATTGGTTATCAAGCTGGGTATTCAAATACAACTACCGAATGGAACACTTTTGTTGGTAGAAGTGCTGGAACTTTAAGCACAGGCTATGGAAACACATTTATTGGAGCAGACGGAAACGCTGGCGGTGGTTCTGGTAAATTAATGACAACTGGAAATCTAAACACTATTATTGGTGGATTTTCAGGCAATCAAGGCGGTCTAGACATTCGTACAGCAAGTAGTTACATTGTATTATCTGATGGTAGTGGTAATCCTTTGGCTTATGTACAAAATGCCGTTAATAATTGGTATCAAAAAAGCAATTCTACTCTTTGGTCAATTACTTCAGATGCTCGCATTAAAAAGAATGTAGTTTCATTAGAAACAGGTCTTGATGTTATTTCTGCTTTAAGACCAGTAGAATTTGATTACATTGAAAACGAAAAACACGACATTGGCTTTATTGCTCAAGAATACCAAACTGTTTTGCCAGCACAAATTAGTGAAGGCGAAGATGGAATGTTATCTTTAAACCAAAACCTTGTGCCTTATTTAGTAAAAGCTATTCAAGAACTTAAAGCAGAAATTGACCAACTTAAAGGAAAATAAAATGACTGAACTTGTACAAGAAGTAACCGCAGAACAAATTGCCCAGCACTACAAAGCTGCTATGGATAGCGTAAACCTACTCAACGCTGGACAGCCTAAAGATATGACTGATGAAGATTGGGCAGATACAGTTAAGCGTAATAAAGAGCATTTAAACATTATGCTGGCTAAAAACTTTTGGACTACAGAAGATTTGAAGCCATTGCAGGATGCAGCAAAGTAGTATTTTTTAACCCACGAAAGGAAATAACATGGAAAACATAAAGAAAAACCAAGTTACGATTGACGATGTAGAGTATGAGTTTTCAGACATGAAGCCTGAACAACAGGCTATGGTTAATCATTTAATTGACCTAGACCGCAAAATTGGCTCATCACAATTTAACCTTGACCAGCTTAATGTTGGCAAACAAGCATTTTTGACTATGTTGCGTGAATCGCTAAAGGTAGACGAGGTGGTGCAATGAACTTTACCTTTACATGGATATTAGACAAGTTTGGCTTTACACCAAAGGTAGAAACTTTTGACTTTTTTGTAGAAAAAAAGCCTGTTGCTAAAAAAGCTACAAAAGTTGCCGCCAAGAAAACTGTCCGAAAACCAACTAAAAAGTAAAAAGTTATGGATAACCTAGACAAAGACATTGTAAAAGAAGCTATTAAAGAATGGCTTAATGAGAAAGTTACTCAATTTGGGTGGTTTTCTTTGCGGACTATTGGCTATGCTTTTGTTGCTTTGCTAGGTTATATGTGGCTCAGTACACACGGCTTTCAACTGCCAAAGTAAATTATGTTTGGAATAGACGACATTATTGGCGTAGGAATGAAGCTGGTAGATAAGCTAATTCCTGACCCAGCACAAAAAGCCCAAGCCCAATTAGAATTAGCTAAGTTAGCCCAAGACGGCAAACTAGCTGACATTCAAGCAGACATCAATGAGGCTCAAGAACTCACTAAACGAGCACAAGCAGACATGGCTAGTGATAGCTGGCTTGCTAAAAACATTCGCCCTATGACCCTTATTGCCATTATTTCGGGGTATTTTGTGTTTGCCATGATGTCAGCTTTTGACATGGATACCAATGAACGCTATGTAGAACTGTTAGGCCAATGGGGTATGCTGATTATGTCGTTCTACTTTGGCGGCAGAACCCTTGAAAAAATCGTTGATATGAAAAGTAAAAATGGGCAACAATAAACTTGGAACTTGGGTAACCGTAGCCGTTACTACTACGCTATGTCTTGTTGTTCTTGGAATGGTAGCCGCAATGCTTATAGGTCTTTTTGATACCAATATCAGCAACGACAAAATTTTTGAAGCTATTACCCCAGCATTTCAAACCATTATTGGTGGCTTTATTGGCTTAATTACTGGCATTAAATTAGGGCACGATGACAATGCAGGGTAATTTTCAAGATTGTTTAGACCTTGTTTTAAAATCTGAAGGTGGTTGGGTAAATCATCCTAGCGACCCTGGCGGTGAGACAAATCTAGGGGTCACCAAGCGTGTTTGGGAAGAATATGTAGGTCACCCTGTAGACAACCTTAAAAAGCTCACCAAAGACGATGTAGCACCTTTGTACGAATTAAAATACTGGAGGCCTTGCTATGGAGAAGTATTACCTAGGGGACTCGACTTTGTTGTCTTTTCAATGGGAATTAACGCAGGGCCAGGTAGGAGCATTAAACTGCTTCAGTCATCTATTGGATGCGTACCTGACGGAGTTATTGGCCCAAAGACAAGAGGACTTATTTCCGACAGTAATTGTGCAACTCTTATCGCAAAATTCTCAGAAGCTAGGCGGGAATACTACCGTTCACTAAAAAACTTCCCTATCTTTGGCAAAGGCTGGCTTAACCGTGTAGACCACGAAGAAGCCGAGGCCCTTAATATGGCAAAAGACAGTTAGCGGACACGCATTACTTTAGCTTTTTTCATTACTAATTCGTACTCTTTTTTGGCATTGTCATCCAATCTGCGTAATGGCAATTCTTGGTAATACTTCCATTTAGCTAAATACTCAGGCAATTCTGATGGTGGCACATAGCCATGCAATTTCCAGCGAATGGTAATGTCTGTGCCTACAGGCGTGTAAATGTAGTCGTTATCCATTATTTGCTCTCCAGGTGAATTAAAACAATTATTACAATGATTATTGACCAAGCTATCATTCCGCTTAATGCCATAGCAGTTATAAAAATAGTCATTTTTTCCTCTTTTTAGCTTTTTTTTCTTGCTTTATGTATTGACGCAAAATACTGATGACACCAGCTTCTACCAATATTTCAAGGCCTTCTTTGTCAAAATGCACTAAGGCATCGGCAGAACCGTCTTTATTCTCTTTAACTATCTCTATTTGAATATTCATACATTTCCTCTATTGTTAGCCAAGGTTTAGAAATTAGGGTAAACCCGAATATGTAATGCAATGGGTCGTATTTCATTATTTCTTTGCGCTTATCGTCAGCACTAAGATGTTGTATGTCAAACATAAGGTGGTTATTGTTTGTGAACATTTATATCAAAAAGGTCGCCCTCTTTGCCATCCCTTAAATGTTTACGCAAGTTGCGTAGGTATGTTTTCATGGCTGCGTCACTTTCAGGACTAAAGACCATTTGGTACATTTTCTTGTCTGGTTCGGTCTGGGGTTTGTTTACCCATCTTTCCTCGTTTATATACCAAAGAAACCTGCGGCAAGCCAACTCTTCTGTAGCACAACGCTGTTTATATTCACAGTATTCGCATGGGTTAGGTTCATCTTCTAACCGTTTGTATATGTCGTTTCTCATGTCCCCTTAAAGAAAGAAATCAGGCCAAATTCTATTATGAGCGTTCGTCTACGAGTACTTGTCTAACTAGTGTGATGGCCTGATGTATGTAATTTATTCGTGTTTTTTGCACTTTTTAATAGGTGTTTACCCTTAGTGTTGTATTTAAACAACTTTACAATAAGTTTCCTAAACTTTACAAATAATGGTTTTTGTAAACTTTTAGAAACAATGTATATACAAAATATATATAGGGCTGTATTTGGCAGTTACTAGCTGTTAGGTGGAAAGCCGCAAAAACCCTAACTTACTGCATCCTACATTGGCGGCTTAACGCCCTTAAATAAGGTGAGGTGGCAGGACTCCGTGAATGTATGGTTGTGCAAAGGGGAAAGCACACCTACCACCTCATTGATTAGTTTAACCCAGTTTTTAACTTGTAAATTTTTAAAAGACTTAAAAACATTTCGTAGCCATCACGAATGTCTTGCTCTTTGTGTTCGTATATTGCAACCTCGTTAGTTTCGCCATTGATATACACATTGGCGCACCGTGCTGTAGGGGCTAAAACCTCTCTGTAGGCTGCTAATTGTAAGGTATGCTCTAGGTAGGGTGTTAAATCACCAGGGCATTTTTCCGTGGTCTTGAAGTCAATAACGACCCCACCAAAGTCCTTGTTTGCTTTGCAATATAAATCGCACTTACCGCCATAGCCTTCTTGGTTTACTAGACTCTGCTCTGGAATCCATAGCTGCGCCCCAAAATGAGCCGTTATAGCCTCATCTACCTTGCGGACATAGGTAGGCATCTCTGGTAGGTATTCTTGGTTGTAAAAGCTCTCTATGAAGTCATGTATAAGAGTGCCCCTAGTCATAGCTTCTTGGGACTTTTTCTTAGACAAGTCAAGAATTCGACTAATGTAGTCTTTTTCTTCTTCTTGCAAGCCTCTTGGGTTTTCCGCAGCCGCTTTAATGGCCTCTGTTTGAAGCCATGTATTTAGCCCATCTTTAGACAGCTGCCCATTTATGGTGGACACAGACGGCACTAAAGTACCTGGCGCTGCTTTAGCATCACGCAAAGTAACATTTCGTTCTTTGCCGTTTTTACCAGTCATGGTGTAGCGTGGTGCGCCAGTTAAGGCGCAATACCAATGTTGTGACATATTTTCCCCTTTGTACTGCTTAATTAAGTAATTCTAGTATTGCTTCTCTGTCTGTTGCAGAAATACAACAGTCTGCACATACTTGTATTACATCACGAAGAACAGCAGCTAAGTCATTGACCTCAAATGCTATTAACTGTCTTTCTTCATCCACTCCAAATGGTTCAGTAGAAATGATGGCTTTATCGCCAATAACATCCTTGATATGACTTAGCATATTCATCTCCTAAAACGGCAAGTCAGAGTCTACAATTTCGTCAGACCCTGCTGGTTTAAATCCTTTGGCTTCTTTTTCTTTGCCAATAGATACGCTAAAGAATTTCCCTTTAGCGCCTTCCTTAACCCACGCAGATAGGTAATGTTCACGGTTATTGACCATGATAGAGCCTGTATAGTCTGGGTGATTTTCGGTACTTTTGCGGTCATTTTTAAAAAGGCTGCCACTTCCTTCTTTTGGTACATAGGCCATTAGATTTCCTTTGCTTTTACTACTGGTTTAGGTGACGAAGCGGCATTACCGTCATCGTCTGCTTGCACTACCCCTACAACAGCCGCAAGTGCATAGCGCCTCATGTAGGTTAAACAACTGCCAGCGCCTTGTGCGTCAGGTTTAGTAACTGGTACAGACATTTCTTGGCTAATCCATTCGCCAGAAGAGTGGGTCAAAATGGTTGTTAAAGACATAGACTTGTCTAAATCGGAATAAGTCCCAGGGAACTGAGCCACAGCCAAACCATTACTAGCCAGCAAATCACGGCAAGCATCCCACACAGACTCAAGGTCTGCATATTTACTTTTGAAAAAAGGATTTGCAGAGTCTTTCTTAGCATGGGTAAGTTTCCCTTGTACGATACTTAGCGATTTAGCAAGATTAGCAATGCTTTCAGATTGTTGCATGATTTTCCCCTTCAATGAATTCATCAATTTTTTTAATTTGTTTTAAAAGTTGATTTTTTAAAATTAATGCTTTATCTGAACTGCCTTCATCGCCTTTATTCCAATCAAAAAAGTCATCAAACAATTCGTTAAATGTAACTTTTTCTTCGCACATAATTTCATCTTCTGTAAACCAAAATTTGCAAGAAACGCCTTGTTCAAATAAATCCCATGTAAATTGGGCTTGGCTTTTAATAGTTGCATTAATACTTTGATTAAAGTATTTTTTTAAAACTTTAAATTCAGTTTCTAAATCTTCTAAAACATCTTCTGCAAGCCAACTAAAATCAATGTCGTGTTTTTTCATTTTGTACCCCCAAACACATTGCCAAAGTCGTCAAATACATTTTGTAGTAAAACATTGCGTTTGTTGTTAGGTTTGCCACAAGCGGCACGAATGACATCAATATCGTCTTGGTCAAGCTCTGTGCCAAATTCCATGTTGTCTAACGCTATTTCTAAGCGCTCTTCCATTTCCAGCATCAGTTGGTTTAATTCACCCATTTAAATCCCCTTTAATGGCATAGCGAAATTGCTATATACACACTTTAACACAAGTGTATAAAAAAAGTAAACTATATGCAAATAAACAACATTTAAGTTAAACTGCGTGAATGGACAGACAATTAAAACTTTCAGACACCGCAATTATTGACCTGTTAGGTGGCACGGCAAAGGTAGCAAGAATGTGCAAATTAGACCCAGCAGCCGTTTCCAACTGGCGTGTGCGTGGTATACCAGCCGACAAATATATGTTTTTAGGCGCAAGAATTGAGAAAGAAAGTCATGGGTTAGTAACTCGCCAAGACCTATTTCCCACTAGCTTTTGGCTTATTTGGCCTGAGTTGTTAAAAAACAACGCTTTTGGCGAACAGCATGAAATTGAGTAATGTAACCATTTGTGCCATAGACTCGGTGCAACCTGACAAAGCCAAAGCAGCTATAGAAAGAAGCAAACGACACATTCAATTTGGTGGTGAATTGTTTATTGACCACATGAGCATTAATAGCCGCCAAGCGTATAGCAAATTTATCCTTCAAGAGCTGCATAAATACATCCACACCGACTTTGTTTTAATAGTGCAATGGGATGGTTGGGTAATTGACGCAAGCGCCTGGAAGCCCCAATTTTTAGATTACGACTACATAGGTGCTGTATGGCCTTGGCATCCTGAAGGACTGCGTGTAGGTAATGGTGGTTTTTCGTTGCGCAGCAAGAAGTTGTTGGAATTAACCAACACTCCTAAGTTTGTTTACGACAATAAAAATGAAGATGATTTAATCTGTCATTTAAACCGTGATTACTTGGTTAGCAATGGAATAAAGTTTGCCCCAGAAGAATTAGCAAGGTATTTTAGCTATGAAAGGGAAGTAACTAATTTGCAAACCTTTGGTTTTCATGGAGATTTTCACATGAGTAAATACTTGTAGTAGAATTACCATCCTTTCTCGAGGCTCTAACGACATACCAGGGGAAAGGAATTACAGCGCTACTGGGGGTAATGGTTGAAACAGCGCAATATAGGTGGCGAAGCTAGTGCCTATACCATGAACGACTGGCGGGTTAAGCGATTCCTCATTGGAAAACTTATGAAGGCTACCTAGGTAGGGCTAGGTACGCTCAAACCTCTTGGAAGTTGTATTTAAGCAACTAAGGATAAATACTAATAGCCATAACTACGAATTAAGCAGAAACTACAAGTACTCAATAACGAGTAAACATTTAAGGGGATTTAAATGAATGTATTTACAAAAGTTGTATTAGCTTTTTCTGCGGGTTTTTTGTTGTGTCAATACACACACGCACAGACTTATCCAATGACCGACAGTCGTGGCTACAATGTTGGAACAGTACAAATAAACGGCAATACCGCACAGTTTGTAAACCCAATGGGCTACACAACTCAGACTGCTACAATGTACCCTAACCAAGTCGTAATCACGACACCAAATGGTTACACACAAAGCGTTGTTGGTAATACAGGCTATTCAATACCGCCTAGCCCACCAACACCAAGTAGTCCAAGGGTGTTGCAATGAAAAATTACACAATTTTAAAAACACTTGCAAAAGAATTAAAAGACGCTTGGGACATGGACATGAACAATGGCCCTGATTGGTACAACGAAACTGAGCAAGCTGAGTTTTATACTAGAAATCCTAATTTATGCGGTGTAATTTTAGGAATTATGGAGTTTGCTGAAATTGAGGAAAAGGAAGATGTTTGATGAATTCTGGTCTTTATATCCACGAAAAATTGCTAAAGCAACTGCAAGAAAAGCCTGGCAACGACTTAGCGCAGAGCAACAACTTATGGCTGCAAAAGCTATTGACACACATTGCCAATACTGGAGCGCAAAAGAAACCGAGTTAGAATTTATACCCCATGCAAGTTCATGGCTAAACCAAGAGCGTTGGGAAGATGAATTAGTAATAGAACCTAAGAAAGAAAAGATTGACAAAAAATGGATGTTTAGCAACGAAGGTATTGAGGCCAAAGCAAAAGAGCTTGGTGTCTTGGGTACTGGTTATGACTCTTACGACAGTCTGAAAAAGAAATGTATGAGCAAGCTAAACATGAGTGCGGTGTAAGGTATTTATGCGCTCTAAGACACAAAAAAGGTTTAACTTGGTTTCGTAAATACATTAGCGACAAAAACTTTAGCGAAAAATTATTAACTGACTTTTTTAATCAGTACCAACTTGGTAATAAAGGGGAATGGGGAAAGTGGTATAATCAAAAGGCCTAGTAAGCGACTAACTTACTAAGCCTTTCTAACCACCACAACTAATAGGAGTTGATATGGCTGCACAAATTATAACCAAAGATTATTTAAATTATTTGTTTGATTACAAAAATGGCGAATTGTTTTGGAAAAACAAAACAAGCCAATTTTCAAATATAACAATAGGTCAAAAAGCTGGCGCTTTTGGAAAAGAAAATTACCAATATGTTGCTTTTAACAATATTAGAAAACCATTACATACTGTAATTTATTGTATGTTTTATGGAAAAATGCCAAAAATGATTGACCATATAGATGGCAATGTTTTTAACAACAAAATTGAAAATTTAAGAGAAGTATCACATTCTCAAAATATGCTTAATTCTAAATTAAGAAAAGATAGCATAACTGGTTTAAAAAATATAACTTTTCACAAAACAAACAAAAAATATATTGTAAGAATGGTTATTGATGGCGTAAGAAAGCATTTTGGATGTTATAACGACATTGATTACGCTAAATTTGTAGCCAACGCAATGCGTTATAAATATCATGGGAAATTTGCAAATAATGGATATTGAAAAATACATTGTCGCAGCAACAGGGCTTGGGTATTTAGTTGTTGGTCTAGCACAATACTTTAAAGGTTCAACCAGCAATGCTTTTATTTGGCTTGGTTATGCTGCCGCCCAAATAGGTCTATGGATGAACCTCAAATGAAAGACTATGACCCAAATGATGCTATTGACTTCATCTTTAAAACAGCGCCTTTATACGCAAAAGCGAAAGGCGAACTCGCTCAATTCGAGGCGTTTCGCCACAGTCTTAAAGCTATTGAAATGTCTAAGTCAGAGGCAAGTACGATTGGGGGCAAAGAAATGGATGCGTATAAATCGCAGCCTTACCAAGAGTTATGTGAGGCCATTGGACTGGCAACAGAAGAAGCAGAAGGACTACGCTGGCAATTAGAAGCCGCCAAAATGAGATTTGAAGCCTGGCGCAGCCAAGAAGCAAGCAACCGAAACATTGACAGGATGACTAGATGACAGATTACTCTGAAAACTATTTGCGTATACAAAAACTATTAAAGTGTTACCACACGGCTACGCTTAAAAACCAATATGAAAAAGCTACCAAAATAGCCCATGATTTAGCAGAAGAAACCATAAAGCTAGAGTTTTCTACTTATGAACAGGTGAGAAAAACTTGGCTAAGCTAATGCGTAATATGTTTGCTACGCATACAGACTACGGTGATTTCAAAGGTCTGATAGCGTCAAACCCTGCATTTTTACCTAGTAATGTAGATGGCATAGCGGAGCGCAATGGTAACTTTCTAATTATGGAATGGAAGCGACCTGGCGAAAAAATGAGTGAAGGCCAAAAGCGCTTGTTGCAAGCATTAGCATCTACCCCAAGATTTATGGTTGTAGTTATTATTGGTAACACCGATGACGGTACAAATATACAAGAGTATTGGCAATACACCACAGATGGCAAACCTTTTAAATGCGGTTTAGGTTTTGAGTCTTTTAAAGAATGGTATAGATTATGGTACGAATTAGCTAATGGCGACAAAAGATGAAAAGAACGCTCTTAACAAGATTGCCGAACTTGGATGTATTTTATGTTCCACCGTCCTTGGGTTTGAAGGCACGCCGTCAGAACTCCATCATATCCGCAGGTATGGAGGTAAACGGTCTACATCCCCTGTCTTGCCACTTTGCCCAGAACACCATCGTGGAAACTCTGGTGTTCACGGATTGGGTGCAAAAGGTTTTGAAAGTAAATGGGGAGTTACCC